GGTAGCTGCATTCAGGCCCTCCCCGAACATCCCACGGTAACCCTCGTATTCCCCGGAAAGGTTGGTGACCATCTGACCAGTTGCCGGGTCATACTGGACCGAGCCAATGTTGTTCTTGGCAGTTACGGGATTGAACTCGTAGATGCTAGGGGCCATTCCTGCGAGGCCTAGGAAGTTGTTGCTGGTATTGTTCCCTACCGTCGTCAACCCCGCCTTGGCCTCATTGAACATCTGTAGGCGTCTGCGTTCTGCCTCCTCAGCAGCACGCCGTTGTGCTTCTGCCGCCTTCTTAGCAGACCTACCACCAAGCAGACCACCAGCAATGTTGGCGACTGCTCCGATACCTGCCGCGATCATTACCGGCATTGTTGACTCTCCTTGAGATTGTTAATCATCAGCTAATACTCCCATTCCTAGTCCCTGTGGCGGTCCAAGTAATGTTCGAGTTGCCATACACAGCAGCGCCACCTGCCCCACCGCTACCACCAACAGCGTAAGCGTAGAGCCAAGTTGTATCACCAGAGGCCGTGCCACCAGTTGCTCCAGTGCTACCCCAACCACCGCCGTTACCCCCGTTACCCGCAAAACAGTACCCGGGTGGGCTGTTACCACCAGCACCACCACCACCATACGACGAGCGGTCTCCGTAGCTGCCAGCCGCTCCAGCAACACCCCACCAACTTACGCCGTCGTGGTAAGCCGTGCCGCCAGCACCCCCTGCGGCAGAAGCAGCACCGCATCGACCACCACCGCCACCTCCACCACCTGCGAGATACGCAATCGAGAACCCGTCTGGCTGGCAAAAACCGGAACCACCGCCTCCACCACCTCCTCCACCACCGTTAATCTCACCGTAGGTATTGTCAATCGTAACGGTAACACCAGACATAGTGGCAACGTACAGCGCGGGGCCGCCTGCTGCACCAGCATCACCGGCCACTGCCGGCGGCGGCGAACCCGTCCCCTGCGAACCACCAGCACCAGCAATCCCACCCTTACCAGCGATATAACCGTTGTTGATTACGATGATTTCAGACCCAGAAGCAAACCCAGAAAGCGTAAGAGCGTACCCTCCAGTAGACGAGGCGTAGACATACACGCCCGAGTTGATGGTAAGTCGCACACGAACTTGCCCCGAGGGCGAACCCATTGCCGTAAACAGGTTGTAGTCTGCTGTGTTGGACGACAGAGTAACCTGCTGTTCGTACTGGTAGAAGCGTTTCCACGTCCCGCTATTCTTGACGTAGCCATCCGTGACTCGCTTCCAAGTACCACTGACCTTCGTATGGATGTCAGTGATCTCTTTCCAAGTGCCACTTACTTTAACTGAAGGTTTGTACGCCATAGGTTATGCCACACGTTGGAACCAAAAATCTCCGTCTGCACCACCCGAGGGGGCTGAGGTACTGACCGTGTAATCTGCCCCGCCCCAGAGGGCGGAGTCATCGGCGTCGGTAGCCGTCGTTGCCAGAGTAGCCGTGGCAGCATTACCAGTAATGGAGATCCCCCAAGTGCCAGAGGCTCCCGTGCCTGTTTTGGTGGGGGCGTCATCGGCAATCTGGGCAACCACGAAGGCCGTAGTAGCAATCCGAGTGCTGTTGTTGTCCACCGATTGAGTGGGGGCAGTCGGGTTACCAGTAAGGGCGGGAGACGCAAGATCAGCCTTGGTGGCAATCGCCGTCTCCAAGGCCTCAAACTCAGCATCAACCTCCGAGCCTCGGACCCGTTTACTGGGGTCTCCCGTTGCAAGGGTGTCCTTAATGGCAAAGTCGGTTAGCTTTGCGTAGTTACTCATCGAATTTTTCCTCTCGTATCAAAAGTGGTGATGTTGTAAAGGGACACCAGTTCTCCCTCAATCGTGATTTCAATGCGGAATCTAATGAACTTGGCAGACCCGCCGATCTGCATGTAGATATCGTCGATCAGGTTACCAATCGTGTAGAAACCCTCATCTACGAAGTCAGCCGGGTAGGCCGGTGGCCCGGGATTTGCAATATCAGCCGGATCCGTGTACTCGAACTCGTTCCACTCGTAGGGGGCTTCTTCCTGCCCCAGAGTAAACTGAACCGACTGCCACAGGTCCTTGAAATCCTTGGACCACCACAGGGTACCTATTTGCCCCGAACCACCCCGCATCGTCAACAGCACCTTCTTGAAGTGCTTGAGGGCCGTCGGGTCCCCGAGAGGAAGCCACCCTGTCGTAAGGCGGAAGGGGTAGTTAGCCGACAGGGAACCGTAGCCATTGTAGAGCCACACACCGTCCGTGGAGGCACAGAGAAGCTGCCCCTGCGGGTTGGTGGCAAAGTGGTGCAGCACCTGCGTCGTCGTGTTCCATTGAGTGACACGGGGAGTATTGTACTCCGGCACCCGTTGCGCCATGTGGAACACCCACACCGTCTGGGTAGTGGGGGCACAGAGGAGATACCAGCCCCCTACCGGGAAGTAGAAGCCCCGAACCATCGTCAGGTCTTCGACAGTGACTAGTCGGTTGATGATCGTCTGGTGAATAAGCCGCGAGTAGTCCGTCATCGGAAGGGTGTCGTACTGAACACGCCGCTGAAGCGACTGAACACCGATGGACGACAACCAAAGGATGTCATCCCCGGTGGACACAACCGAGTCACGGGCGATACAGCCGTTGTTCTGGATAACGTCTTCCAGCACCATGTTCGCCGGGTCTAGGTCCGTAGTCGGGAGACTAAAGATGTAGACCGACTTGCGGCAGAACACCATCAGTCGGTTGTTGTGGGCAGCGAGGCTCACGATACTGTCTTTACCATCGACAAATACCGAAGTCATGTCGATTGCTCCCGCACCCACGCCATTAAAGTCCTTGCCATTTTCCAAGACCGACCAGTACACCGTGTAGTCGTCCCCCGACACATCAGCAGCGAACAAACGGCCATAGGCCGACAGAATGGTGTTGGGATTGGTAAACGTTGAATGAGAAATGGTGACTTTCTTACCGTAGTCGGTTTCAGTCTCATCCCACCCATGAATGTCGTACCCAGAAACAGCCGCAAAGAGGTGGCCGTTGAGGGTAGCAAACTGCCAGTTGTTGATGTTGTTTACCGGAGTCTGTGCCGTGCCAATACTGACGTAGCCCGTCAACACCGAGAACAGGGTGTCCGCAGAGATAGCCACCGACGAGGAGGCCCCCGAAGTAGCCGACCGGATGCGGATGTTACCACCAAACAGGAACGCCGTACCAGCGGCTCCTAGGTCCGTGTTGATCTGAGCCAGCAGGTTCGTGTACGTCTGGGCTGTCGAACCAGTTACTGCCACGTACTTGGCTACACCGTCAATCGTGACGGTAACCGTGTAGTTGGTGGCGTCGTTGGCTAAGCCCGTGGTCGAGGCCCCCGTCTTAGTACCACCTACATTGACTTCCTGTGCTCCGCAACCATAGTCTAGGATGAGCTTGGGAGTATTCTCATCGTAGCAGATGTTACCGTTACCTGCGAAGATGGTGTCGTTGGTCCCATCTTTAAGGTAGTGCTGGTAGATGACCTTGGCAGGTTCTCCGTTCATAAAAGCCGAAGCATTCCCAAGGGCCACGAAACCTTTGCGGCAAGCCAACCGGCCCTCTTCATCGATGATGGTATTATACGTTTCGGTGGCGAACTGGGGAGAAAGGCCAATAGGGGAGTCTTGGGTGTTCAACCCCAGATTCCCCGGAGCGCCAAGCGCACTGGCTTCAAGCATCCCCATTTAGACCCCCGTGGTCCACAGCGTATCGTTCTCCGACTGCCCTTGCTCCCGACTCACAGCCAAAGCAAGCATGTCGTGGTAGATCTGGAACTGTTCCTTCGAGGACATGCCACCATCTTCACCACGTTCCTTGTAGGCATACGCGAGCACACCCTCAACCATCGGTTCAAGCGGACCGTAGTAGCGATCCGTACCAGCAGAGAGTGGAGCCGTAGGGACGTACATATTGAACTGAAGCTGGTAAGCAGCATCTGGTACCGGGTACACAAGGACTTGGTAGTTGTCGCTACCATTCGTGCCATTCGGGCACCATTGGAACGGGATAGCTCTGGTGGGAGTATCGAGGCCCCATGCATACACGTTGCGATTCATCTCCCTCCATTGAATGCGCTCCATCTCCCACTTCTCGGTGAGATTCCAAACATCCAAAGGATTTGCCTTTGCCGTACAGCTCGTCAGGGCGTAGGACGTGGTGCCTGCCACCGTGTTGACAGTGTAGGACTCCCTTAGATCAAACCACGGCCACGCACCTTCCACTTCGTTCTTCACCACGTTCACAAACGATCCAATCAGTTGCGAATAGGCCGTCTCACCGACGGTGGCTACTTCCTCTTCCCGCAACCTCAGCAATACTTTATTGACGATATCAAGATAAGTCGTTCCGGCAGCCATTATTTCCACTCTCCATCTCTGATTTGTTCTGCGATACGTTTAGCCCGTTCTGGGGTCTGAGTAGCCCACAACGACGACAGCATGGCGTCATACGCGGCTTCCCACTCCCCCGCCCGGATGTGCCGTAGGGTGGTATGAAACTTGAGGAGACCTTCGACCCCCATCTGAAATGCCATGTTTAGCAACGCCCCTTGGCGAGCATCATTCAACAGTAGGATCCACTGGGCCTTACTAGTAAGCTCGGTCCACTTGGCGATGATATCGTTGTTGAGCAGGTGGGCTGACTCCTCCTTTGAGATCCCGCCGCCCTTGCGCTGGTCGATCAACCGCCCTACCCCAATCGTCCAGTACCCGAGGTGGTCTTGGTAGGCGTGGAGGACTTCTCCCTCGTCACGCCTGAGTTGTTCGATTGCTCGGTTGAAGTCCATTACGGAGTCTTCTTCAGCATCGGGGCCACAGCCTCCGCAACCTTCTCAACGCTGCGACCAGCAACGTAGCCACCGAGACCGATCTGGAGCAGGGTCCACAGTTGGGACTCGATCTCCAGCGGGATGTCAGGGGCTGAGAACCCAAACCACCGGGCAACCACCAGACCCGCAAACGTCAGCATCACAATAGGACGCCACGAGGAGGTGATCCAGTTCTCGGACTTGGCTTCAGCTTCAACAACCCGGGCCTGAGCTTCCAGAGCCGCTTTCTCGAAATCAAGGGCCTTGCCGAACATCACTGCCTGTGCCTCAAAGATCTTGAAGTTCAGATTAGCTTTCTCTTCAGGGCTGAGGGTCAGATCGTCGATCATATCCATGA